TGCCGGGCGGTTACGACCAAATCATGAAACAAAGCACCGCACTCATGTTTAATCAGCTCCAAGCTGACAAAATTGTTCGGGCTGAAAAAACTGGTCTTAACTATGAAGAGAAGTCCATTCCTTCTCCTTCAACAAACCCATCAGCTTTTTATGCCTTGGTCGGTCAAAAATTGGCAGAAGCACACCAAAGCTATGACAAAGACACGGCATGGGCCTCCAAGCCAGTTGGTACGCTTGAACCTGTACAGCATGAGCTTACATGGTCTCATCAGAAGGGTAACGACTTGGATAGTTATAAGCGCCGTGCTTATGACAAAATGCCTGCAAACCCGAACATTAAAGATTCTGAATTTGCAAGCCTGCAAAACTCTGTCAAAGACCCTCAGACCGGAGAAACCTTTACCCCCAAACGGTACAAGGCTTCTGACACACAAGGTACAACTCAGCCAGCGGCACCTCAGTTGCCTGAGCCGTTACGCGGCGTAGAAGGTTTGCAATTTAGCCCTTCCCGGCAACAATACAAAGATGCCAATGGCAATGTTTATGACAAGAGCGGAAACAGGGTGCAGTAATGGAACAGGCAAATGATTGGGCTCCTGTAGCACAGCCATCTTCTGGTCATGATGACTGGGCTCCTGTTGGCGCGGTTCGGGAACAAACTGGCCCAGAACAAGCCAAAGCTGATGAGGCGCTTACGGCTAAAGAACGTGGCATGATCCCAGATGAGCTAAAGGCCGCTGGGTATAGTGCTGGTGACATTGCGCTGTTTGGTGGTCCAACTTATGCCTCCGCTTTGCACACATCATACAAAGAAAACATCCCGTTCAAGGAAGCTCTTAACAAGCAGCGTGAATATGAAGCTGCTCTGTCTCGGCAAAATCCTATTTCATCTGCTGTAGGGACGGGGGCTGGACTTGTTGGTGGACTTGCTGTGCCATTGGGACCGTTGGGTGAAGCAGGTAACCTTGCCGCTAAAGGCGCAGAAGCACTTGGTGCTGGGCGCTTCTTGAAGTCTGCTGCCAGCGGTGCAACTGTTGGCGCTGAAATGGGCGCTATTTCTGGAGCGGCTAATAAATATGGCACGGATGAATTTACACCTGCTGAAATTGCCAAATCCGCATTATATGGCGGTGCTGGCGGTGCGTTAATTGGCCCTGCTGCTGAAAAGATCATTGGCAAAACAGTGTCACCTGCTGATGCAGAATTGCAGAGGGTTCTTGAGTCACAAGGTATTAAACCTAGCCAAGAAATGATTACAGGCAAACGTGCTTCAGAAGGCGCTGCCCGTAGCACTGCTGATGAAATGCGTGAGCAAGCCAAGAACATTTTGGAGCAAAAGCAGCAAGGTCTTATAGACCAAAGTGTAAGTCCAAGTGCTGGCGGTGAAGCATTGGGTCAAGCTGCTATTGCAAGCCGAGATGCGGCCCAACAGCCATTCAAAACTCTTAAAACGGTTCAAGGTAATTTTGACTTTGGCAATGCTGGTGTCAGCGGTCATGTTATTCCATCCGTGCAAAACTCAATCCAAAATGCAGGTGTAAGCTCTACTTTTAGGGATTCAAAGTTCTACCCCGGAGCCAATGCCGCTTTTGACGCGCTTAACATGGAATTACAAAACCTTGAGTCAAAAGGTGGTCAAGTAACCTTCCAAGATATGATTAAGGCCAAAGATGAAATTAGTAAGGCCCGTGGTTTTGCTCGTGACATTGACGACAGTAAGGCTGTTGAAGCCATCATTAAAGGTTACAAGCAGTCTTTAAACCAAGCTGTGTCAAATGGCATGTTCCAAGGAACGCCACAGGCTCAGTTACAGGCTGCTGTTGAATTGGGCCGTGCTGATAAAGGTTGGTCTGATTTTATAAAAACCTACCAACAAAAAGGCGGTGGGGAAAAGGGTGCAATTAACCAAACCCTAAAACAGCTTCAAGATGCCAATTCCAAGTATATGTCCAGTAACATTACACCGGAGATGGCACAGGCGGCACAGGGTAAAATTAACCAGTATGTCACTGACCCACGGCTTGGGCCTTTATATTACAGCCGTATGGAAAAAATGATTGGTGCTGGTTCTCCTGAAATGGAGAGCTTTAATGCGGCTATCCTCAATAACATGCTTACACCCACTGGGGACAACATTGCCAAGCTGCCTGACCAGTTCAACAAGTATTTAGACCCGCGCACATTGCCCGTGACATTGCGAGCCTTTGGCGCTGATACAACTGGCGTTCTGAACAATCTTGAGGCTCATGCTTCAGACTCCGCTGCAACTGCTGCGGCTAAAGATAAATTGCGTGACCTCCGTAACATGGGTCAGGCCATTGACACTGTTTATAAGCGCCCTGTTTCAGATGACGAAAAAGCAGGGATGATTAGCACAATATTAAAAAAATATGCTCTTCCTGCTGCTGGTTTTGCTTTTAACGTCCCCCATGGCACGGAGGCTGTGTTAGGAGCTTTGGCTGGTAAAGGTTTAAATGCAGGCGCGTCAGGTATCAGTTCTGCTTTTGAAGCGGCTGCTCAACGTGCTGGCGCTCCTAGAACTGTTGGGTCAGAAGGGGCAGGATTTAATGTGCCGTATCTTAATGTCAGGTCATACCCACGGATCAGTAACTTGGGCGCATTAGAGCCAGTGGACGAAAAGCCCGGATATACCCCAGTAGCCCGTGCCAGTGGGGGCCGTGTTGGTGGCATGACAGCAGACCAGTTACTTTCTGCTGTAGAACGTGCTAAAAAGAAAACCAGCACAAACACCAAACCGTTGCTAGGTTTGCATGACAATCAGGTGGCGAAAGCCCTTGAGATTGCCAATCACAAAATTTGAGGATTGACCCATGGTTTCAACATACACAACAAACAAAAGATTAGAAAAACCGGGAAACGGTGATTACGTTGACACATGGAACGTGCCTGTAAATAGTGACATGGATGTCATTGACCAAGCATTTGGTGGTTTGACATCATTGAATGCAACATCTGGTTCGGCAACTCTTACAAGCACGCAATATCGGTCACTCATTATTGGTGTTTCTGGCGCTATGTCAGCAAGCGTGACATACACAATACCATCAGGCGTGGGCGGACAGTGGATTATTTATAATACCACAACAGATTCTACTGGTGGGCCATGGACAGTAACATTTAATTCTGGTGGAGGTGGAACAACCGTTAGTGTTTCAAGAAACACACCCGCAACCATTTATTCAGATGGAACAAATATAAGAACTTTCACATATATTCCGTCTGGTGTAATTACTATGTGGTCCGGCTCCATTGCATCCATTCCTTCAGGTTGGTATTTATGTAATGGGTCCAATGGAACGCCCGATTTAAGAGACAGATTTATTGTTGGCGCTGGGTCAACATATGCCGTGGCGGCTACAGGCGGCTCTGCTGATGCTACGCTTGTCGCGCATAGTCACTCTGCTTCAAGCACGGTTTCTGATCCGGGGCACGCTCATACCCAACAAGGTGAAACTCGGTTATTTGGTTCTGATGGATTAAGCTGGAGTGGTGGTCCTTTCACTGTTGGTCAAGTCAACACCTATGCAGCCACCACTGGCATTACTGTGTCAACAACCATTTCATCGGCAGGTAGTTCAGGGACAAATGCTAACTTGCCCCCGTATTATGCCCTTGCCTACATTATGAAGGCTTAATCCCTGTGCGGTTCAGTTAGCACACTGAACAGGCTATGAGGGTTATCTTTGCACCATTGTGGCGTGATGTCTTTTACAATGTCACGCCAGAATGTTTCAAATCCGTGAACAGCAGTTGAACACTGAGACCTTTTGTTTGCCTCATGAAACACTTCTGGGTCTGTAGAAAACAGCCAATTTTGTTTAAGGTCCAATGGGCAGAAATGCCACGCGGGATACATTGAGACCAAGTGTGGGTAGGCTTGTGACAATTCAAATGGCACTTTTACCCCGTCATAGGCCCATACTGGATGCGCTAAAGCCATTGGCATTTCTTCCAACCAGAGCTTTACAAACTGCGCTTCTGGCTTGGCAATCATCAGGGCATTACAAGCCGAAACTGGAGGCCCATCTGAGGGCTCAAGACACATAGAGAAATCATCATCCATATACAGGCTAAGAGGATGAAGAAGCAACATGTCAGTATCAAGGTATATGCCACCCTCATTGTTAAGTATCTCCAATCTTGTCAGATCAGATTGTAACTGAGGCCACTCAATATTTACACCCAAATGTTTGCCGTCCATTGGGGTATGGTAGACTGTGACAAATTCTTTAATTTTGTCCCACCATTCATTTGGCTCGGGCTCTTTGTTTATCCAAAACTTAATCTCGTCAGGAACCTGCACTTCTTTTGCCATTTTGACTGCCATATAATTTAAATATGACAAAGGCCGAGTCCGCTCCCAAACTGGGTAAATGAAATGGACAACATTAGGGACTTTATTTGACATTGTATGGCATCCTTCCCATGGTAATGTTTGGCTCAATCCGAATTTCTTTGTTACTCCAAGTCCAACATTCTCCTGTGTCATTTTGAAAACAAGCCCATAGCAGATGATGTTCTGATCCGTAGTCAATGAGAAAATGAGCCAAAGAATTTCCTTTTGGCGTAATTAGTGGAATTGGTGGGTTTAGTTGAAGCATTATCATTTTTAACCGCCTTTGTGTAGCAAAGCTGTTTGTGAGAAGGGCAAAAACTTTCAAAATTTGTTTCTGCGCCACAGAAAACATATTGTGATGGGTGACCGTCATTCATAACATATCTGCATTGCCACTTACCAAGCTCTTTAAACTTGGGGTATTTTTTGTTTGGATCATAATCAACATTTACATACTCAATTTTCTTTTTAGGTTTCGGGGGTAAAACAATTCTTGTTACCCTTTCTTTTGGAACCTTTGGTGCTTTTATTTTAGGTGGTTTGCGCTCACGCTCAGACGGTAAACGCTCCCCCCGCTCTCTCATGCGGCTGATACGCCCCATAACAGCATTGCGGGATTTGCCAAGCATATTGGCTATTTCCGCGCCAGTATGCCCTTTTGCCCAAAGCTGCCTCAGGCTTTCAATTTCTTCCTCAGTCCAGTAATTCCACACCACCGTCATTTTTCAAATCCTGTATATTTGTTTGTAGCAATTCTTCAATGGTATCAAGCATCTGCTCATGCTTGTCTTTTTTGTCATCAAGTTGTTTGGCGTATTGAATCAGCATATCATTGGCGCGTTCTTCTGCAAGTTTTGTTACCGCCAGAATGATAGGAGAAGCCTCTTCATCCCAAGGATTGTTATAACTTGCATTACGCAACTCCAGCCATTCCAGTGCAGCTTTTATGACATCAGTGCGTGTCACAACAACATCTGTAATTTCTGCCATGTCACACCTTTTTCAAGTCTTGCGCCACAGCATAAATCTTGTCTTCAAGACCCACAGCAATACTATCGGGCTGATCGGCAAACTCTGCTGCAAAGGCCAGATAGTTAATGCCGTCAACATAATTGTCTTTATGTGTGCGAGAGG